CACGATTCCGAGGAAATGTACGTTAAAGTTGATTTATGCTCCAACGTTGAATGGACTGCGACAAGCAGTGAGGAATGGCTGAAAGTGGCTACTCAATTATATTGGACAGCTATGGATACCTTTAATCTTGTTATGACTACATACGTTTCTTACAATCCGTATAGTGGACTTGCTCCTGACATTGGAGCATTTGAATACCTCGACGTTATGGTAGCAGGGCAAGACAGCGCATTTTTGTATCTCATAGCAGAGGAAAACATAGGAGAACACCGAACCGCCGTTGTTTCAGTACAAGGGGAAGGAGTACCAGGGTATAGTCAAATAGTAGTAAATCAATATGGGACAGGCGAGGGAGTGCCGGGGTATAGTCAAATAGTAGTAAATCAATATGGGACAGGCGAGGGAATGGATGAACCAAAAGGCAAAAGGGATTCAAAAGTATTTAAAATGGGTAGGAAACTATATATTGATAGGCAAACTGGAAAGTAATTATTACAGATGAGCGACCAGAGGATGATTGAAAATATAAGAAATGGGGATGAAAGAGGTTACACTGTCCTTTTTGAAAGACACTGGTGGAGGGTGTTCAATTATATTTCTTGTATTGTATGGAATAAATTGGATGCAGAAGATTTGACAATGATAACATTTGATAAGGCTTTTAGGAAATTGGACACGTGGAGGGATACGGGAACGTTTACTACGTGGTTAATTCAAATAGCAAAATACACAGCGTATGACTTTATAGCAGCTCAGAGGATAAGAATACAGGCGACGGAGGATATTAGCAATTATAGGTCGCTACAAGATAAGGGATATTCCCCTTACCAAATAGCCGTTAAAAATGAACTTGACAGATTGTTAAGAGGGGAAATAAGAAAACTGCCGAAGAAGAGCAGGGCAGTCATGGAATTAAGTTATGAAGGATACGATAATGAGGAAATAGCAAAGCAGCTTAGTATGATGCACGGGAATGTAAGATGTATTATTTCTCGTGCGAGGAACAAAATGGAACCAATAAAAAGAATTGTATATGAAGGTGGTGTGCGGGTTAGTGTTGCTTAGTATGATTTCCGGAATAGATTACCGGGATGATCTCCTTCCAGTCAGGGACCAGGGAGTAAGGGGGAATTGCCTTGCTTATTCCGCTGCTGCAATGATGGAATGGAGGGATTACAAAACAACTGGAAAGAAAACGTATTTCGACCCTGCGCAGATATACAATAAGAGGAAGAACCCTGAGAAGTTAGTTATGGGGGATATTGAACGAATATTAAATGTTAAGTGTGTTTCAATAAAAACTGTTGAGGAATTGAAAGAAACGTTACTCAATGACGGTCCTTGCATTATTAACTTCCAAACCTATAACCGGACTTCGAGTATGTGGAAGCCTCTTGATAGTAATTTAGTCACTGGGTTTCATTCAATGTTGGTAGTAGGATACGATAATGATGGATTTATATTGCGTAATTCGTGGGGTGCACGATGGGGAGATAATGGGTATTGTGTATTTCCTTACGAAGATTGGAAATGGAAGTGGGATGTTTTAAAATGTATTTGTTATGACAATATCAAAAAATAAAGAAATTGTGTTGCCTGTTTGGTTGGTATCCATTCTGGCATCAATCTTGGTTGCAGTATTCACAGCGTGGGGAATTGCATCAGCGAAGGCTGCAACATTGGAAGTTAAGGCTCAAACAAATGAGCGGGATATTAAAGAGTTGAAAAGTACCAAAGTTAATCGAGGAGAATTCGACCTTGTATTAGAAAAACTTAACACTATTGAGCGGAAGCTCGACAGAGTAGAAAGGGAAAAATGATGGTCATTTTAGACAATGGGCATGGACACACGACTCCGGGCAAGCGTTCACCTATCTGGGAGGATGGTACACAACTGTTTGAATGGGAATTTGCCCGTGATATAGTTAAGCGTGTTCACGCAGGGCTTCAGCGTTTAAGTATTGATAGTATAATACTGGTTCCAGAAGCTGCGGACGTGCGAATAAAAACAAGAGCAAACCGGACAAATGAACTATATAGGAAGTATCCAAACTCCTTTCTAATCAGCGTGCATGGTAATTGGCATAAAGACCCAAGATCAAATGGTTGGGAGGTATTTGTTTATACTGATCGAACAAGGAGCAAGAATCTCGCAGAAGGTTTTTTCAAAGCTGCTATGAAGCATTTGCCAGAATTTAAAATGAGGCAAGGAAATGGAACAGTTTATAAGATTGAAAACTTTGGTATTTTAAGGGATACAAATTGTCCTGCTATATTAACTGAAAACTTATTTTATTCAAACAGGGAAGAATGCAGGTTTATGTTATCTGATGAAGGGCAGGAAAGGATTGCAAAATTGCACGTTGAAGGAATATTAAATTTTATACAATACAATTATGAAAAGGATTATTTTTGAACTTATAGACTGGCTTGTAATGGCCGGGATAGTTGCAACTTTAATATTATTAACTTATTCGAATTTGTTATGAAGAAAAAAGTATTGTTATTTTTTGGATTGCTCTTTGTGAGCATCGGGTTATTTGCTCAGGAAATTACACCTCCTGAATCGTGGACTGATATAGTTATCAACCTGAAGGGACTATTTGGCTCCTTTGTTGGGATTGCTGCTGTTACCACGTTTGCCGCAACGTTTTTCATCGGGCTTTTAAAAGTCGATAAAGGGTTCATCAAACAGCTTGTGGCGTGGGGCGTAGGCATTATTCTTGTCGTTGTGGCATCTCTTGTTAAGTTTGGCTATGCGGCTGATCTTCCCCTGGGGATTGCTGTTCTGCATGGATTCGCTGCCGGACTTGCATCAAACGGGATTGCTGATGTTCCGTTTTTAAAGGACTTTTTGGATGTTATCGAAGGATTATTTGAGAAAAAAGAAGAAAAAGAGGAATGAACACTTCCGTCAGATTAAACATTGCTCTTGCCATTCTTACCATGGGATGTTTCGCTGTTATTTTCTTTTCCGGAAGACAGATTGAAAAACGGGATGTGGAAATTGACAGACTGATCAGGAACCAATATGAGTTAATGGCTGCCAACGAACAGCAAACCACGCTTATCTTAAAGCAAAAAGAATTATCGGGGAAATACCTGTCTGAAAGAGATAGTCTCGCAAAACTGCTTAAAATACGTCCTAAAGAGGTTATAAAATATATTGACCGTGTTTTGATAGAAAAAATAACCGATACAGTTGAGGTTGAGTCATCAATTATTAATGAAATGCAATGGAAACTGTATGATGGTGGTCAGTGTTGGAAGTGGAAAGCAGATGCAGAACTAAATGATCTTGATCTGATAGTTAACAGAACTGATTTTGAATATAAAAATCAGATCGTGGATGTTTTTTGGTGGGAACGGCAGGGTAAATTTTTATGGTGGAAAGTTGGCAGGAAGCAATATTATCATAAAACAATTCCTGAGTGTGGAGAAGTGATGACAAAAAGTATTGAAATCATAAAGAAGTAATTTTTTATTAACAGGTATTCAATATAATTTCAATAAGTGATCGGGATCGGAATAAATATTCAGCAGGGAGGGGAAGAACCTCCTGCTTATGACGCCGATGTACAGGCGTGGCTTGATCTTATCACAGATAAACCTTCTGCCACGCAAAACGACTATGTCAACACGATGATTAAGGACATGAAAGAAGGCTTGGGTATTGAAAGAATGTCAGACTGGGCAGATGTCTCTTATCATTTAGCAGCCGAAACAGCTGAAGCATCACTAAAGAATATGGTTAAAGATGCTCATCATGCGGTGGCAGTTAATAGTCCTGTTTTTACACCGCTCGAAGGTTGGCAGGGAGACGGGATAAGTAGCTATATTAATACAAATTATAATGCATCGGCACATGGAATTAATTATAAACAGGATGATGCAATGTATTTGAATTGTATTAATGTAGCCCCTGTCAGAACGACAAATATGTATCACATGAAAACGCTAGGAGCATCTCCTACGTTTTTACAACTCAGACCTGCTCAAAATGTGTCCGGGGGTAATATAAATGGAAACACATCTGTTGTATATAGCTTGGGCTTGGCCCCTTCTGCTGGGTTTTGGTCGTTGAGAAGGAGCAGCAATACAGTATATAGGTCTGGATTGAATAAGAATTATAAAAATAATTCCCGAGATTCTGGCTCTCTTCTTAGTGCAACTTTTATTATTTGCAATTCTGACGCACAAGATGGATTAACAATCTTTGGAAAATATTTAAGCGATAATGAACTTAATATTGTTCAGGATGCATTTGAAGCGTTGATGGATAAAAATGGTAAAGGGGTTATCCCATGAGAAATTATATCATAATATCAAAAAAACAAGCTGATAAGGTCAGGGGCAGGCATGGGAAATACAGCGCATTGGAGCCTGTTGAGTTTCCTGACGGGCGTTATGGCATCCCAGCAAGGTGTATTGATGACCCTGAATTTGCTGACATAAAAGAAACGCTTGAGGAATACCAAAAAGGAGAGGTTCAGGAGATAAAAGACTTGAGAACAAGGAAGGAAAACATTGAAATTGAGGCAGGTGTTTCCTATTTGTATGAGAATTATGTAATACAGTCAGATAAAGACTATTGGACCGGACCTGAAACAATGGAAGAAACAGTGCAAATGGATGGAATGCCCTTGGCTAAGTGGTTAAGAGAAAACCCTAAAGCCAGTATAGATGATCTTGTAATACTTGATATGTATGAGGAATCAGAGATTGAAGCAGGAAAATATTACTTATCCGAGGATTACTGGGTTGTGTTATCAAAGGTAACAGAACGGGTGTCATTTGCAAGCGTAGATAAACTGTCTGAGTTGTCAGATAAGTTCGAGATCAGAAAAGACATCAGAACAGAGGTTGATAAGATGATTGATGAAAGGATAGCAAGAGAACAGGCTGAAAAAGAAAAAGAATCTGAAAAGGAACCTGAAAAAGAAATTGAAGAACCTGTTAAAGAACCTGAAATTATACCTGAACCGGAGAAACCGGAAGAGCCAGTTAAGCCTGTTGAGCCTGAACCGGAAGTCAAGCCGAGATTTATGGTCAGACTGTGGAATAAGATTAAAAGTATATTTAAATGACAATCGACAAAGCAAGCATATTCCTCATAAAAATCTTGAACCAAAATCAGGGTATAGACTCACAATACCTGCACCTAAGAAGTGGCAATATTGTTTACCGGAAAGGCATAAGGGGGGAATATTATATAATTGACTTCTCCGATGACGGCGGAAGAACCTGGGAGCTGGAAATTGTTAAACTGGATAAAGATGATGACAGTATTGTTTCACAAATTGATAAAGGAGTTGACGGATACAGACACATGATAAGAGGCAGGAATTATTGCATTGATACAGAACTTACAGAAATAGGATTTAACGGGGCTGAGGGCGTGGACTGGGTTAATGTATATGAAATAGCACATATAACAGGAGATAACATCACAATAACAGCCGATGAAGGATATTTGACAGCATCGGGAATAATTGAAATTAGGTAGTTTTCTTTTCATAGTTGTTTTGTTTTGGCCGGGTTTTAAGGTTTCCCGGCCTTTTTTATCCTTATTTAGTCTAAATATAAATTACACTTTTTATGAAAAATAGTTGCTGAAACATTTGGAATGTATACGAATGTATACTATATTTGTAATAAAAAAGTGAAACAATTAAAACCTTAAAAAGATGGAAATAAAAAACATTGAACACAAGAAAAGACTGCTAAAAGAAAATTACAGCCAAATGCCACAAAAAATAACCTTCAACGAATGGTTGGCCAGTGAACTTGCCCATGATCCCGGTGCGGGGCGTTGGTTGACAGATAATGATGATCTGGCAGACTTTGATCTTCCTGATGATGCATATGAATTGTTTGATGATGAAAAATCCAAAAAAGAAAATCGTTACGCATGGACTTACTAAAATTTATAGACCACATTGACCTTGCGTATTTTGACGGGGGGTCTTTTTGGGTGCTGTTTTATCATCCGGATGACAGCTCAATTGAATTAATCGGAAATGTCGAACATCACGGAATAATGATTCAGACTGATTACGACAGCGAACCCTATTTTAACGGCGGAGCTGTTGTTAATGTTGAAAGGATAATAACCTATGACAGCACCGGGGCAATTGTATCACATACCAATGAAAAAGAATTTGTAAAAAGATTATTTAATCTGGTAAATAATTGCTGAAATATTTGGATTGTAAACAAATGTTTACTATATTTACAGTAATAAACAATCAAAGACCTGAGAAAATGACACCAACAATCAAACAATTCAAAAAGACCTTCACAAATGGAGCCGGGAAAAAAGAAAGAAGATTTTATGAAATGTTTGGTGATATCTCTTTTGAAGAGGCTTATCCTAAATACATAAATTACCTTGTTGGCGTCATCGCAACCGCTGCTAAAATATCTGCATTTGAAAACAAACTTAGAGCAATGGGGGTAAGAGAAAATCAATCAAATATTTCTGAAAGCCGTTATTATACTTATGGTGGAATGAAATATAGGTTTTCAACTCATATACACCCGACAGGATCAATGACCTCTGATAGCTGTATTGATTTTGCCGCCAATCCTGAATTAATTCATAACATTATATAATAAAACCTGAAAAGATGAAAACACATCAAAATGTAATTATTGACAATGCCGCTGATCTGGATTATTCAGACCTGATGAATTCAGTAAGGGCAGAGCTTGAAACCAGGGGCATCACCGGCGAAGCTACCGGTATCATTGCTGATCTGATGGTCAGATACGATGAGGACGTAATTGAGGATAACGGACAGTTTTATCCTGAATCACAATATTCACACAATAACTAAAATTATGGAGCCTAAAGAAATCTTATCAGTCCGGGTTAAGCCGGAGACAATGAAAAGTATAAAAAACGCATCATTAAATAAAAGGGTGCGGGTAAGTGAACTGGTCAGAGATATTCTTGAGGAATATTTTGACAGGAATTGGAAAAGAAAACTTTTTAAACATTAAACCTTAAATTATGAGTAAACTTGTTAAAGTCAATGCTTCGGATTACGGCATTGAATCTACGAAAGCAAAAGAAATTGAAGCAATGTTCTCCCCGATGTTGGAGAAGATGAAAGAGCTGGAGGCTGAATATAATGATATTGTTCAGCAACCTATAACAGAACAACTTTGCGCTGAAGCCCGGCTACTGCGGCTGGAATACGTAAAAGTCCGGACAGGTACTGCCAAAATTCACAAAGAAATGAAAGATTTCTATCTTCGGGGTGGCAGGCTTGTTGACGGGTGGAAAAATGCACAATTGGCAGCATCGCAGGAAATAGAGGCTGTTTTGGCAAAGATTGAAAGGCACTATGAGATTTTGGAACAGGAACGTAAAGAAGCCCTGAAGGCCAAAAGGGAAGCCTTATTGCAGCCTTTTACAGACATTCTCCCTGCCGGGCTTGACACGATGGCAAATGATGTATTTGAAAACTATCTCACCGGAGTTAAAGTTGCTCATCAGGCTCGAATTGAAGCAGAGAAAAAAGCTGAAAAAGAACGACAGGAACAGGAGCGGAAAGACAAGTTGCACGCACAAAGAAAAGAATCAATCCTGCATCTCTGGAATTACCTGTCAGAGAATCAGCAAGTGTTACATTTCGGAAGCTTAACGCCGGATGAGTGGGCAGTCCTGGTTGATGGTGCCAATCAAAGAAAGAAAGCCTACGAAAAGGAGCAAGAACAGCTCCGCATCGAAAAAGAAAGGCTACAAAAAGAAGCCAGGGAGCGGGAAAAGCAGATCGAAGAGGAGCGAAAAAAAGCCCGCATTGAACGGGATAAAAGGGAATATGAATTAAGCCTTGAAAGGAAAAGAATAGCTGACCTGGAAGCAAAGCAAGCTGCGGAAGAAAAAGCAAGACAGGAAGCTATTGAGAAAGCTAAAAAGAAAGCTGAGGCAGAGCGTAAGGCAAAGGAAGCTGAAGAAAGGAAGTTAAGGCTTGCACCAGATAAGGAAAAGTTATTCAAATTAGCTGATGACCTTGATGCATTTACCATGCCGGAACTTAAAACACCGGAGACTGACGTTATCCTGAATAATATTAACATTCTTATAGCCAAAACAACGGCATATATAAGAGAAAAAGCAAACAGTTTATAATGGAAAGTGATTTCATTTTATCCGCTAAACTTTGGGAGTCATCCAGGGATCAACAGGACTGGAAAGATGCAAAAGATGCCATTTCAAAAACTGGTATGGGGTTACTGAAACAATCTCCTGCACATTTTATAGAGAGGGAACCGTTTATCGAGACTCCTGAAATACTATTCGGCAGGGCTTATCATACATTTATTCTTCAGCCTGATCAGTTTGAAAAGGAGTATTTTATTTTGGATGACACGGAAATTATTGAAGAACTTAAAGCCGAAGGAGCAAAAAGTCCACGGGCGACAAGTGCATTTAAGCATTGGATGGGCGTTCAGCAGGATAAGGCAGAAGGGAAAACAATTCTTTCCGCAGATGATGAAAAACGACTTGTTGCCATGCGGGAAAGACTCTTGAATCACGATTATACCAGAATGTTACTGAGCAGTGGAACTGCTGAACAGGGTATCATGGGAGAGCTTGAAACAACGGCAGGGAAAATCGGGGTTAAATTTATTCCTGACATGAGGAATGACATAAAGCATATCTGCATTGAGCTTAAAACAACTGTCCGGGCATCAAGACTGGATTTTCCAAGAGAAGCTGCAAATTATGACTACCATATCCAGGCTGCTTTTTATTGTGATATGCTTGAGTTGTTTTATGGAGACAAAAGACGTGTTGACTTTTTTTTCATTGCGCAGGAGAAAAAACCACCTTATGCATTTAATATTTTTGAAGCCAGTCCGCAGTTCATCGGGCAGGGCAGGTACGAATATGAAATGCTTTTGCAACTGTATAAGCATTGTTTGGATACTAATACATGGCCTGGTTATCAGGTTTTCTGCCCGAACAGGTACGGCATATTAGAACTTGATCTTCCAAAATGGGCCGTTCAACCACTTGATTATTTTATATACAAATGAGACAATTACCGACATTAAAAGAATTAACAGAAGAATCTGTTATGAAAGCAGATCAGAACGATTTGAACGTTTTGCTGAATCAACCGCCGCCGAAGAAATGGATAAAAAAACATCCTTTGGCCAGTGGGGTAAAGTACATCCCTATTGAAAGGATTGAGTATCTTCTCACCCGGTTATTTATTCGGTGGCACGTTGAAGTGAAAAATATTCAAACTATTGCAAACAGTGTTGTAGTAGTTATCCGGTTGCATTATCAGGACAGACTGTCTGATCAAATGCTCTGGCAGGACGGGATAGGGGCAGCACCGATACAGACCGACAAAGGAGCTGAAGCCATGGACTGGAATGCAACTAAAAATGATGCTGTGATGAAAGCCGCTCCGGCAGCTGAAAGTTATGCCATTAAAGATGCGGCAGAAAAGATCGGGAAGATATTTGGCAAGGATATCAACCGAAAAGATACGATGATTTATGATAGACTCCTGGGAGCCGTTTCAAGAACAGAAGAAAAATACCAAAAACTATTTGAAGATGATAACAGGACAACTTAATTTTATGAACCTGAAAGCAGCTATAAGACTGCTTAAAGGTAAAGATGGCGGAATGGTCGAATGTGTCGTTTTGCCAATCGAAGCAAACAATTTGTTTAAAGGTGAAAAAGGGCTTTATTTTAAATGGATTGCATTTGAATCAAAACAGGAAGGCAGTAAAGATACGCATTTAATAAAGCAATCCTTTGACAAGGAAAAGAGAGAAGAGATGGGCGAAGAACAAATAAAAGCCCTGCCTATTTTGGGAAATCTCCGGGTCTGGGGGCCAAGAGAAGAAAGTGAACCAGTTAGTAGTATGGAAATGGGTTTTGAAGATGACGGTTTGCCTTTTAATTAAGGGTTTTCTGTAATCCCGTAAAAGAAAAAACAGTGAAAAGAAAACTAAATACAGAGGTTGATCGGGAGATGGTTATTTCTTATATCAAGCGTCTTGACATTACAAAAACCTATACTGTCGAGGTGCTTCAAAAAAAGGTGAGAAGAACTATTTCCCAGAATGCCCTGTACTAGCTTTGGTTGACCTGCATTGCCTATGAAACAGGACATGACAAACATGAAGTGCATGAATACTTTAAAAAGCTATATCTGCAACCTGTTGAAGTCGTTATGTTTTATGGAGAAATTGTTCAGTTCTGGTCAACCAGAAATCTCAATACAATTCAGTTCAAACATTACCTTGATAAAATACAAGTATTTGCTGCAACCGAATTGGCTATTACATTACCTGACCCAGACGATCATCACTGGGAAACATTTTACAAATATTATATTGACAAGCTATGAAAAGGGATCTGAATTATAAAGATATAATTTGGAAAAGGATTCATAAAGATACTTTTTTGGATAAAATGTTGCTATCAAAAGATGAATTGGCAGCCAGGCTTGTAAAAACAGAAGCTGAATTGCGTAAAGCCGTATATGAACTTATTGTATCAACTTGGAGTGAGTCTTATGATGAGGAATATGTAAAGCAAGGTCATGAACGAACAATAAACTTTTTAAAAGATGAAGGATACATTAAAGACACCGAAAACTGATGACTTCCCGGAAATCACATGGATTCTGGGTGATGTCATACATACCAGCTATAAAAATAGAATAGTTGCACGGGAAGCATCTGGGAGTGATACCGAAGGAAATAATTATTCTGCTTATGCTTATTTCTTTAAAAATGAGTTTGAGCAGATGGAAAAGATAAGGAGGCTGTAATTATGAATAAAGGAGATATACTGAGAACACTACAAACAAATGAATGGCCTGAAATATATTGGACCTTGGGTGATATTATTAAAACCTATCCTCAGAGATTGACAGTTATTAGAGAAATTGTAGGAAGTGATATTGAGGGCAATCAATATACTGGTTCAGCATATTTTTTTGATGATGAATATGCTTTTACTTGGATATATACCAAAAACTTAGAACCCGTCTTAAATCATGACAATCTTAATAAAATAAAAAACATTAATGAATTTGAATAGATAGAAGGGATCGAAAGATTATAAACATTTAAACACATAATTATGAAAGCAATTATTAATTACATCAGAACAAAGATTGACAAATATGTTGTCAAGAGATTTAATATTGAACTATAATTCAAAATATCTGAAACATTTTAAATACTGAAATTATGAGTAAAAAAGGCTATAAACCAGAATACATTTTATGTAGACAAATTGCGACTTATTTAAAAGCGCAATATCCTGATGTTTTGTTCAGATTCGACCAGGCCGGGTTAAATTTATCCAAAACCCAGGCAGGAATGAATAAAGCTATTCAACACAGTAAAGGGTTCCCTGATTTGATGATATTTGAAAAAAGGGCTTGTTTTGGGGGATTGTTTATTGAGTTGAAAGCAGAAGGGGCAAAGCTATTTAAAAGGGATGGCGAGCCCGCCGCAGAGCATATAAAAGAACAAGTTGAATGGCATAATAATCTAGTATCAAAAGGTTATGCCTCATCTTTTGGAGTCGGTTTTGATGAAACAAAAAAACTTATTGATGATTACTTAAATCTTAAAAAATGATGGAAACAGAATTGATATTATTAATTATTGCAGGAGCCTTTGCCTTAGTAATGGCTTGTTATATTGTTCGTACAGGCCGTAGGGAGGCTGTAGAGAACTTTGATTATAATTACAATGTTGCTGTCAGATTTGTAAATAACTGTCAGAAAACGAATGAAAACAGGCTTAAAGCCAAACTCTGGGCTATCCGGTTAGGAAAGATGCCGAGGGCTGATAAGGAGAAAATAGGGGTGTTGAAATCTGAGATTGAAAGGAAGTTTAAAAATATTAAAACCTGAAATTATGTGTTTAATAACAAAACAGAAAAGAGTTGGAGTTTTAGGGAAGGATATGAAGGTTTATAAAGTTGTAAGAAAATATGGTGAAACATATTGTTCTCCTATACAGTCTTTTGAATGGGAGTGGGATACGCTGTATGAAACAGATATGGGGATTAAAAGAAATGTTCCTTATCCAAGTCTTTTTTTTGGAGAAAAATATTCGTTTGTAGATAAGGCCGCTGCTGAAGGTTATTCAGGTTTTATGGGGCGGTTAACTATAATTTATGAGGGCTTTCATGCTTATACAGTCCGTAAAAGAATTAATCACGAACATTGGAAGCAATCTATTGGAAATTATTCAGATGTTCTTTGCTTCACCATCCCTGCTGGAGCAAAGGTTTTTCGGGATGCAACCGGATTGATTGTAAGTGATAAAATGATTCTTAAAAGAGAAGATAATGAAAATTAATAATGTTGTAACCAAAATTAGCCGTATTTATTACACCGATCAGGGGGTTTATTATATGATCAGAACCCTGTCGGGGACAAAGTGGTATATAAGACAAAATGACGGCAGTCTACTTCCTGTTAAGGATAAGAAATTAATTGAAGAAATATTAATTGCAGATAAAATATCGTTAACAAAGAGGAATTATGGCCAAAAAGCGTAAATATTGCTGTCGGCATTGTGGAAAAAAATTCAACTCCTACTACATGGCCGAAATATGTTTTGAACTCGATATGAAAATATTAAATAAACCTAAAAAAGATGGAAAAGATAAAAAGACTACTGGCAGAATATGAAATTCGTTTTGGAGAAACAAAAAGAATATCAAAACCATCATTTTTTAATTCTGAAGACTTAATGAATAAGCAAAATTACGCTCCTCAGATAAATGAAAAAAGAATATCTAATGAAAATGGGGTTGTTTATCAAAATGGTGTTTGGGAAATTGCAAAACTCACCAAAAAGCCTGAAAAGTGGGTGGTTGAAAGGGATGAAAATCATCCAATATGGAAAGAATTTGAAGAATGGATGGGTGGCAGCGGATTATTTTTACATCACGCAGAGGGGACGTTTAAATATTATGGCAATAATGGTGCTTATGCAAAAGACTTAATACTTTATTTTAAAGACCATCAATATCTTACCCTCGACCAGTGGGCAGAGTTTTATCTGCCGAAAGTGGATTTTTCGATTCATAATTTAACGGATTGGTTTTACATAAAAATAAAAACACCAACAGTGCAGGAATGGTTATCAAAAGGTCCATTAACAGAAAAAGGAAGTATATCTTTTAACTTAAATAATGGAAACTTGTTCAACATAGGCTTACCTCTTATTATTAAGGCAGATGCAATCATTGAATTCCGCAAACCTACCGATGAAGAGTTAAATATCCTGTATGAAAAACACCCTAAATATGCACCACCGAAAGAAGGGGACTGGGGTGTATTTTGGGATCGTAAAGAGTCGACAATATATATATCAAGTTTGCGCTCAATAATTAATGAAAAGAAATTATACGCTGATGCTTATGGCAGTTGTTGGCACCACTTCACACCCTTTTCTCCCGAATTACAGGAGATGCTAAAAAAAGAAATTGATAATATTTAACCGACTGCCGGGCTGCGTTCTTTATTAACTTTGTTATTCTCTGATTTAACAGTCCGGCAGTTATTAACATTATGAAAAATTACATTTTATACACACCTAAACTGCCCCAGCGCCGATCTGACGGAACATTTAATAAAGGCCACACGCCTTTTAATAAAGGTGTACCGATGTCTGAGTGGATGGATGGTCGCAAAATAAGGAAAGTGATGAAATGTCTTGAAATAGGCCGAAAGGGTCATAAACATTTACCAGGGTGCAATAGGATAACTATTGTTGGCATAAAAGATGGCAAATTATATCCTTTTAGAAGTGCAACTGATGCTGAAAAAATATTAAGAAAAAAAGGCATTAAAGTCAGTAAAAGAAACATCAGAAGTGTTTGCGACGAAAAAGCTAATAAGAACAAAAGGAATGGCAAATATTACATCCGTAAGACAGCTGGGGGCTTCAGGTGGTTTAATGCTGATGATGTTGAAAAATACAAATATTTAATTAAGTAAAATGCTTGCCAGTTTAAAATATTGCTTATATTTGTAGTAACAAAAAGATCTGCGAAATGGATAGAAATATTAATTCACAGGATAGTCGGCTCCCGACAAAATTAACCACCAGGGTTTTCTTCGCAGGTCTTCCCCAGTGGTTTTTTTTATTTGGGGGCCGGCTTTAATATTATGTCTGGTTGGATAAAAATATATAGGGAAATTACAAGACATTGGATATGGGATAATCCGAGTTACTTCAAAGCATGGATTTCAATATTATTAACTGTTAATCATGATGACAATAAAGTACTGATAAATGGTGAAATTATTGAATGTAAAAGGGGGCAGTCATTATATAGTTTGGAAGGATGGGTAAAGGTGTTCGGGAAGGGGTGGACAAAACAAAAAGTAAGAACGTTTTTTAACTTATTAAAAAGCGATGCAATGATCAACACGGAAGGACTCCGAAAAACAACACGACTAACAGTTTGTAATTATGATAAATATCAAAATATGCAACACGCAGATAACACGGACTCAACACGGACTCAACACGGACTCAACACGGACTCAACACGGACTCAACACGGACTCAACACGGACTCAACACCAAACAAGAATGATAAGAAGGATAAAAATGAAAAGAATGAAAAGAGTTTAGAATTACGTGAAACAAAATTTATTTCGGAAGTTTATCAAAATGAAATATACCCGAAAGAAATGTTGCAGAAGTTTATTTCTTACTGGACTGAAAAGAATAAGAGCAAAACAAAAATGAGATTTGAATTGGAAAAGACATTTGAAATTTCCAGACGGCTTACAACATGGGCAAGTAGAGATAAAAATTATAATAAATTAAAAAAGGATAATGATGGATACGATTTTACTGATCAATTTGTCAGAGAAGTTACAAGAGATTTATAACTTTAATGGTTATGACATCGAAAAAGAAAAAATTGTCAAGATAGCTTATCTCATGAAAGAAATTGATTCTAAAAAAACAAAAGAAGAAATGATGAAGTTTCTTGACATGGTTAATAAGGGAGTTTATGGCATGTTGTATCGGGCGCCTACTTGTATTTTATCCATGTATCAGAAGTACGTTAAAGACACGCGGGATATGATGCCATGAAAATACAGTCTTCCATATCGCGGATAATTTATAACTATACACCACCGGAGCGAGGCAATAGAACACTTTGTCCGGAATGTTCTCATACGCGGAAGAACAAAACAGAAAAATGCCTGGCATGGGATAAGGCTACAAGTCGGGGATATTGTCATAATTGTACTGCCGCGTTTTTTGAGTATAGGCCATATGAGCCGAAGCAATATATTATTCCGAAATGGGAGAACAAAACTGAACTGTCTGATCGGGCTGTCAGGTATTTTGAAGGCCGGATGATAAGTCAGAAAACGCTTATCAAAATGCGGGTATATACTGATAGGGAATTTATGCCACAATTCGCAAAGGAGGTTGAAGTTATTTGCTTCCCGTATTTTTATCGCGATGCACTTGTTAACATCAAATACCGTGGCCCACAAAAAACGTTTAAACTTGTTAGTGGTGCTGAACTTATATTCTGGAACATTGACGCATTGTCGCGGGCTGATAGTATTGTAATTACAGAAGGGGAAATTGACGCGTTGACATTTGTTGAAGTGGGGTTTGATAATGTACTATCTGTTCCAAATGGCGCAAATAAGAACCTTGAATATCTCGATACCAGTATTGAACAGTTTGCGGATATAAAAAAAATATACATAGCAACTGATCAGGATACGAAAGGTATTGAATTAAAAGAAGAGTTGATCCGTAGGTTTGGTGCAGAACGCTGTTATGTTGTTTCATTTAAAGATTGTAAAGATGCGAATGAATATCTTTGCAAGTATGGCCCTGATTTTCGAGATGTTCTTTCAGACGCGAAGCCTGCCCCGGTTAAGGGAATAGTTAATATCAGTTCAATTCACGCGGATATTCGTAATCTGTATGAAAATGGAGTGAGGCCGGGTCTGAAGATCGGACAGGCAGTTATCGACAAGCATATAAACTGGGAACCGGGGAGGTTGGCTATTGTTACAGGGATTCCTGCGTCAGGCAAGAGTGAATTTGTTGATCATATTGTTTGTAAATTAAATGTTTTACATAATTGGAAAGCGGCATATTTCACTCCTGAGAATTATCCCTTGATGTATCATTATATGAAACTTTTTGAAAAGATAATAGGCAAGAGGTTTAATAAAAAGAAAGTCACAGAGCCGGAATATGATATGGCGTTTGAATATATTCGGGAAAATTTTTATTACATATTGGATAATGATGATTTTACTGTGGATAGTGTTTTAAGTAGCGCAAAGATACTTGTTCGGACACGCGGTGTTAAAACAATTGTTCTTGATCCTTATAATAAGTTTGACCATAAATATAGCACTTCAGAAACTCAATATATAAGTAAGTTTCTTGATGGCCTTACAACATTTGCAAAGGTAAATAATGTACTTGTTATCCTTGTTGCACATCCCCGTAAAATGAATAGGATAGATGGAAAGTTTGAGGTTCCTTCACTTTATGATATTTCTGGATCCGCGCATTTTTACAACAAAACTGATTATGGAATAACTATTCATCGTGATAGTGATGATCAAAATATAATGCTTGATTCTGTTAAGGTGTATATCCAGAAAATTAAGTTTAAGCACTTGGGAGAGCAGGGAATTGTTCATCTGGATTATGATCCTGAATCCGGGAGGTTTAACCAATCAGGAAGAGATAGAAGTAATTGGCTTATGGCTGCGGAAGAAAATAGCCAACTTGATTTTTATAGTAAAATTGATGAAGAGGCTCCGTTTTAATGGCTAAGATTAGACACATATGGACAAAAAGTGAAAGTGAGTTTAAAACTTATAGATGCTTCCGTTGTGGCTGCCTAAAAAAGTGGGATAATACAGCTTTCCGATATTTGTATTACCGTCATGATAAAATAACTTACCATGCTCCCCGGTGCTATACAATGTATTTGAGTGACCCAACTTATAAAAATAAACCGCTATGAAAGAAGAAAATAAATTACAGAAATTAATGGATGATATATCCAGTTGGTCTGATTCGGTTTTTGGAGTCGATCAGCGCAATCCTGGAATTGTTTATCATTTAAAAGAGGAGGTGGATGAACTTATTGAAGCGCAGGTTGAATGTCTGAGGAAATTATCTGACCCAAGAACGACATCTGAAGACCTTGATATTTCGGTGGAAAAAGTAACAAATGAATTTGCAGATTGCTTTATGCTTTTACTTGATTCAGCTGTGCATTTTCACTATACAGCCGATGAATTGATTTACGCAACACGGCGGAAACTTGAAATAAATAAGAAACGAAAGTGGGGAAATCCTGATAAAAATGGAGTAATAAATCACATATCATGATAACACCTGAAGAAATATTAGAAATTATCGGCAATGGGCACGGGGTGGACTGGATAACGCAGAGATACACAGGCCGGAAAGTCGTTGAAATGAGGTACAGAGCAATGTACTTAATGATATGTTATACATCTCTCTCTCCCGCAGAAATCGGGGCAGTGTTTGCAAGAGATAGGACAACGGTACTGCATGGCTGCAAGAAAGTATCTAATTTTTACGATATTTACACTGATTATCGGGAGGAAATTAATTTATTGAAGTATAGAGTTGAAGAACGTATGCGACAACGTATGCGACAGCAAAAAGATACATTAGAGTTAAAGCATCGGCACATGCTTGATACAGATAGTGTCTAAGTTGAACGAAAACTTATGTAATGAGAATTATGATGACGACAATAACACTTTTGTTATTTATTGAACTCTCAGCTCCGGCGGCTGATTATTATCCGGTTATCCTGATTGAGGAGCCGTTGAATAATTTGGAAGCTATTTGGTGGGCTGTTTGTAAAATTGAAAGCAATCATGATCCTACTGCATGGATTATTGACACCAACGGTAAACCGAGTATAGGAATTGCCCAAATACAGCAGTCCAGGGTTGATCACTTCAACCGGTTGACAGGTAAAGATTACAAGCATGAAGATTGTTTTGATGCGGAAATTAGCAAGGAAATTTTCATGTTTTTTGCTCGGAGAATCGGAAATGAAGAACAGCTCATAAAGTCATGGAATGGATCTGGGCCGATGACGGAAATATATTACAGAAAAGTATTGAGACATTTATGAAAAGTCTTGACCATAGAATAAAATAAAACAAGGGGAACCTGATTGGTGGACTATTGATGAATTGTTTGAATATTGGTATAATAAAATTTACATTAAAAACGAACAATTATGAAAAAACTACTTTTAATTTCAACAATGATGCTGATAGGATTAATTTTATCGGCTCAGACAAGCGTATCAGTTCTTTATTCCCCGCAGGATGCAGGGAAAGGGCTGAGGATTGACCAACAGGAAAACACATACGGGATTTACGGTTCTGTGGCGTATGGAAACTACAAAAGCATTTACGGCTATGCAAAAGATCATTACCGTATGGCGATTGGTGCAACAAAACACAGTGAACAGTCCTATGTTGGCATTGGTGTTGCTTATAGCAGATTTGGAGAAACAGATCTTCCGTCGGCGTCAAAGGTTTTGATTCCTATTACAATAGAACTTTGCGGAGGCGTAAAAATCGGAAGGTTAATTTGCGGTCTTGCGGTAGATGTGGTAAAATACAGCGCAGGGGTGAATGTTGGATTTAATTTTGGAAATAAAGAATAAATAGTTTATTTTTGATATGGATTGTTTGATTGATAAAGAGGGGCCCTTCTTACTCTTTTAAAGTCAGGGTTAGGTTTAGGTTAGTTTGTTTTCATAATTAGGGCCTCTTTTTTATACCCGGATAACACCGGGTTTTGTTTTTAAAATATAAATAGCTTAATTTTACAGAAACAACAAAAACATGGCAGCACCGAAAGGAAATCAATTCTGGAAACTCCGTTCGAAACACGGGCGGAATAAACTTTTTGAAACACCTGAGTTATTATGGAAAGCGGCATGTGAATATTTTCAATGGTGTGATGATAATCCAATAAAAGTTGAAGACAATAAAGGAACAAAGCATGTGAACATAGTTAAGCTTAAAAGGCCCTATACAATAAAGGCTTTTTTGCTTTATGTTGATGCTTCAAGCAGTTGGTTAAGCGATTTTAAAAAGAACG